AGCAATCTCAGTAAAAGTATACGTAATAGCATCTGCACCAGTACTTGTAACAATATTCTTATTCCAACCTTGGTTACGTAGGTTATACTTATGAGTATCAGTTAATGTAACAGGTCTAGTATCAATGAATAAATTATCATTTACACCATATAAATCTCTAATTTCAAGAGTAATCTCTGATTGAGTTACAGCACCTGTGGTAGGTTCATACTTAAGTAAAATAGGTTTAGATAAATCTTCAGAAACAATAATACAATTATTATTAATAACAGATGTTTCAATGTTACTATTACTTAATCCTGCAATAGTAATAGCAGCACCACTATTCTTAAGATTAGAAGATGGGGAAGGAGTTAACAAATCCATAAACCAAAGTTTATTCTTAATGCGTATAATACCTAAAGATACTGTTGTATCTCCACCAGGACTTTCCCAGGGATGAAAAGATTGTTTACCTTCTTTTATATCAGTAGGAGTAAAACCAGTAGATGTTAAGGAATAGTCTGATTCATAATCAACACCCAGACGTCTATATCGTGAACCATCACGATTAAGAACAAAATTAGCTTCATCTACAGAAGCATCATCTGGAAATGTTAATTGATTTGCTTCAGTAATAAGTCCCTTAACAAAGGACCTAAAAGCCTTTTCACCCTTCTTCGCCATTCTATTCCTCTATTGTGGTAGCTTCTTTCTTAGCCTGTTTTTTCTCGTAACGTATTACAGCTTTTTCTGCTTCATCTAACTTAGGTTCTTCTATAGTTGAGTTAACATAGTTAGCTACCTGTGTATCTACAAAGGCAAGAGAAGTAAACTGTCCTGCTAGAGCTTGTGGAATTGATCCTCCACCACTCCATTGTAATACGTAATGTGATGTACCTGGTTGTATTACTGCTTGTATATCCATAGTACCATTTGTTTTATAACTCTTTGCAACATTGGTCATGTTTATCCTTATTTTTATAAATATTTATTTTGCATAGAGGTCATTGTTACTAAGCCTCTACTCTTCTTTTTAGTACTTGGTTTCTTTTTATCCATTCTATTTACACCTGAAGGTGTATTCTTACTTACTAATGCTGGATTAACAGGTGCTTTCTTTTTAACTGCTGCACTACCAGGAACAGAATTACCTTTAGTATTACGATTAACCTTACCCATATTAGGACCTACAGGTTTAAGTTGTGTAGGAGTATAAGCATTACCATCCATTGTACTTGCAGAAGGTTTAGTTGTTTTTTTCATGTAAGAGGGACCACCTGTTGTATCAATAGGTTTACCTTTCATAGTACCTTGAACAGCTGTCTTCTTTTTTGTCATGTTTTCTTTTACTTTTCGTTTCATTCTATATCGTTCTATAAAATTAGCCATTACTTCTTTCTCCCTGATTTTGTTCTAAGCTGTTTACTAAAACTACCTGGTATATTCTTAAATACTGTACCATCCATTGTTGTCGATATACCTTTCTTTAATTTCTTTTTCTTCTTTGCACCATATACATCCCCTTTAATAAAGGGAGCAGTATTACTTGTTAAAGAACTCAATAGTTAGGTGTCCTTTTAGTTGCTCTGTTTCTACCATAGTTTGGATACTTAATACCTTGTTCAATTTTCCAAGCATCTTGACTCATTCTTCTTCGTTGACTAACAGAGATCTGCTCTGCTTTTTGATTAGTCATTTGTTTAAGAGTTAAGAACGCTGCAGACTTAGCCTCATTAAGAAGGTAAGTAAACATCTGTATAGGTAAGTCAGGAGTAAAGGTATCTGATAAAACAAAAGCTATAGATCGTTTACCCCAACACTGTGTCTTAGAATTCTGTAATGCAGAATCTACTGTGTTATCATATGAATCAAAGACTAAGTTAACATCATCAAAAGAGGTAAAGTATTGTGGAGCTTTATCATTTAATACATTGATTGATATACCAGTACTATCTGTTACTATTTGAACATTTGTTGCAGTACTATCTCTACCATCTACAATATACATGAAGTCTTCTGGTACTTTATATTCTATTGTTTTAAATATATTTTTAGCAGAGGTACTTGTTTTACAATTATACTTAAGCCATTTTAAATCTATAACATCATCAGGTAATGCCATATGAGTAGGACGAGTTACAGTACCTCCTGTATCTACTTGAAACAGTTCATATAAGAAAGCATAGTTCTTACCATCAATAATATTATAGTAAGTTGTTTTAATTATTTGAGCTACTTGTAAAGCTTCAACACTATCATTAATACTATTGATATCATCTGAATCCATATCAGACATGATGTCTTGAGTCATTTCAAGTAGAGTTAACTTAGCCATTATACTACTCCTATTACACTCATTGACAGGCTAGCATATTGAATAGTTGCTGCTGCACTAGCTTTAGATTTAATTTCTATGTAATCATTAGTAACCATAGCGGTACTTCCAATAACTGCAATATTTCCCCAATCACCTGTGGTTGTAGTTCTTATACTTCTTGAACCAGGTAGTTCTGTACCATTTTTAAATAGAGCAAACTCTACATCTTTATTACTACCTGAAGCTTGATTGCAAGCCATAGTTACTGTAATAGTAACATTTCTGGCAGTATCTGTACCATCATACCTAATTCTAGCATTTGGTGATGTTAACACGGTAAAGTTTGATACTACTCCACTAACCCAAGTAGGATCTAATACTACATCGGAGGTAGTATTAGCTTGAGTATAAGTAGGACTAGCTGCATTAAATGCTATAGATACATTGGCTGTAGTACTAGGTAAAACCCAAGCCCCTGATGCTGATCCATTAGCAACATAGACAGTCTTATTAGCTGCTGTGGCTACCCCTTTGGGTTCATGTAGATCACTGCCTGTAATAAGATTATGTTGTATAGTCATGTTATTTCCTGTATTAAATTAGGGAGATACACTCCCCCAAAGGGGAGCTATCTCGTTGTATTACACGTTGTATTTAAACTTAACTACAACTCTGGCAGTACCTGCAGAATAAGTACCTGTGGTTGCTGCTACTAATTGCCCTGCGGCAGCACCAACAGTAGTGCCTACTAAAGCACCACCACCAGCAATAACTTTATTTGCAGTTAATGATGCTGTAACTGTTGCTACAACCAGACCATCTGCATCAATTGCAACACCAGCTGGTGTATATAAACCGATAGTTAGGTTAGTACCACCAACCCAAGCAGTATCTACATACAAAGTAGCTTCAACGATAGAAGCATTTGCAGGTATAGTCTGTGCAAGATTACTGTTTAGTACTGCTGAAAGATTGTCGTAGCTAAATGACCACTCCGCACTTTTAACAATACCCTCTTTTGTAGATTCTTGACCACCTAATGCATTATTAGATGTACGAACCCCGTAGTGACTTGCTACGCCCCTGATAGGAGCTAATTCAATAGTCATAATATATATCTCCTAGTAAGTTGAGTCGTTAGTGATAATCACACCCAGTGTATCAGCACGCTGAACACCGAAACCAAAACGAGAAGTAACTTGATATTTATCAGCTCTTTCCTCGTTGTCTCTCCATCCTTCTGTTTGCGGAGCACGTCTCCATGCATGCATAACAGGTTTACAAGAGTCATCAGCAACACACATAAAGACATTAGCTTTATCGCCAACTTCTCCAGTGTCATTTGCAAGACTATAAGCAGAAGCGTCAATAGCTTCAGTTGCAGTCAATGATGGTACAAAGTTTGATGTGTATACATCCCAACCCATAATGTTTCTTACAAAACGATGATCTTTAGCAAAACCTTCATTAACAACACCTTGGAATTGCGGAGTATTATTAATTACTGATGTTGAAGAAATCAAAGTGTTGAGAGAAGCTTCTACGATAGGATCAACAATTGCTATACGACCACCTGCTGGTGAGTTAGCTTTATCAAATGCGAGTTTCATAGATACAAAATCAGCTAACACCATGTTACGTGTTGTTGCTGATGCACCTCCAGCTACCCAACGGTGAGGTCTTGCATTCACTAAGTTAAGAGCTGCTGCGGTTTGTCCTGCGTTAGCTGTACCTAAGAATCTTGACTCATGGTTTTCACCAAGAGCACGTGTAGATTCCATTGCACGCATAGCCATCAATGTATCAACTTGTGATCCATCTTCACGAAGGTCATCAGATACTTTCCAAGCATCACCAATGTAATCAGTGATAGTTAGGTTGATAGTACCTGTGTCAATGTTTGTAAAGTTTAAAGGTGTATCCTCTGCTGCATCTTGAAGTGTTACAGTACCGACAGTTTTAATGTTAAGTGTTGTACCTGAACCGAAGTCTGTTACATCACGCCACATCCCTTCTGGAAGAAGGTAGTCGTGTAAGTTATCAAGAATAAACTGAGAATACTGCTGTGCCTCAATAAAGGCAGTAGTATTACTTGTCAGTTGTGACATTTAAAAGTCTCCTAAGACTGTTGTTGTATTTTAGCTTTAGCGTTACCCCAAGCAGCTAATAAGTCTTTCGTAGAACCCCCTTTTACCTTTGCAGATAGTATTGCAGGAGTTGTTTGATTACTTAAAGCTTGTGTATTAATATCACTTTCAAAAGAACCTGAAGGTGCTTTAGCAGAATGTAATCCTGCTGCTTTTAATACTACTTTAGGGCTTGTTGCTGCAAGCTCGTTTAGTTGTGTAACAGTTAGTCCCAAGTCATTAGCAATAGAGTTATAAGTTTTTTCAGCTTCTTGACCATACTGACTAGTAAAAGCTTTCGCTACCTGATCAGCATTAGTTTTAGCCGTAGCTTGTTTCTCTCTAATACTTAATGTTTGATTAACTAAATCCATTACGCTATCTTGATTAAGTTCCCCTACTGGCATTGTCGTGGCTGTCGGTTGAACTCCAGACTTGATTTCATCTAAAAGTTCCTGAGTAGTTTTGCGTTTAGTTAGTTCTTCCCTTACTTCAGCAAGTTCAGACTCAAGAGTCTCAATATGCTTCTGTGCATGAGGAACAGATCTTAATGCATCTTCTGTGCTCTGGTACTTTTTCCCTTCACCAACTAATGCTTGAACTTCGGTCGGAATTTCAAATGTCTTTGGTGCAGTATCTGTTTGTACAGCTTCGTTGGTACTCTGCTCTACAGGTTGTTCTGTTGCTTGTGTTTCATTTTCCATGTTGCTTCTCCTTTGGTCAAGGTAATAAGTTGTATAGTTTTGTTAAAGCTTTTTGGACACCTCTATGATAAGCTTGATACTCATTGTAAGCAGGTAGTTTGAAAGATTCTTCATCTATACACTTTCTTTGAGATACTCCTACTTGATCATCAAGGTAAACCTTTAACTCTTCAATAACTTGTTTCTTTGTTAAAGACTGTGCTTTATCACTTTTTAAATCCATACTATAATTATACCATATTTTTAAGTAAAAGTCAAGTAATACTTGACCTATGTATTACATCTCAGGAGGCATCTGCCCTTCTACTTGCTGAATCTGTTGATCCACCATTTGCTCTTCCATAGAAGGACCTGCTTGCTGAGATTGTAAATCTTGTTGAATCTGCATTTTAATTTTCTCTTGCTCTCCTGCTTCAAATAATGCAGCATTATCTTTAATGAATCCATATTTATCAAAACCCATATACTCCTCTACCATTTCGGCTAAATGTTTAGGTGATACATGTGGAGCAATTATTTGACCAATAGGACTATTAAATATACCTAGTATGTTCTGTAGTAACTGTGCTCTAGCTGCATAGTGTCTAGCACCTATAGGTCTAATTTTACCACGTGCGGTTAAATCTTCTTTAGTAATAGACAAGAAATCTTGCACACCAAAGTCATCATCATAGACTTTAGCTAATTCTGGTAAGTTAAGATTCCGTTTAGCAGTTTCTAACATCATGTTAAGAACAGGTTCTAGGAACTCAATCTCAAACTGATTAACTTTATTTTGGAATATTCTACCAGCAGCATTCTGTAATGACTGTACTTCAAAGGCTGTCTTCTCTCCAGGTGTTCTTATACCCATTGCTTCTTTAGGAGCACCCGCCATCTCTTCCATTGTATTCATTAGTGCTGCTAGCTCATTGTTAACTTGGAAAGCTGCAGGGTTAGGTGGTAACATTTGTATATCACCATCTTCTTGTAAATGAATAGTTACTTCAGGACCCCAAGTAAATGGTTCTACCTCACCTCTAACTACCATAGGGGGATGGATAGTTAAGTCTAGTGCATCTGCCTTAGCATTCTCTAGGTGGTCAATACGATATTGTAAACCTACTAGGTTATCTAGTGGTCCCATACCATATAAATTATCAGGACGTTTTCTCCATGCTACATGAGCTTTGCTGTCATGACCAATGTAACTAGGATTCTCTATGTTTCTTAGAATATAAGATCTGTCAATGATAGTTATTAATCTATTCTCATAGAGTTTATCTTCATCTTTATCATACCAATCTCCTTCAAACTCTAGTATCTCTACCATACCTGATTGATAATATTCTTGTAGTGTACCAAAGCCATCAGCAATGTATGCTTCTGCTTTGTTTACATCCTCTACTCTAAACATAGATATAGTTTTTCTAATAGCCACAGCTTTATCAAAAGCTGCTTTGTCATAGTTTAAGTCAGGACGGGTAGTTAGTTGTTTTTTTAGTTCACCAATAGAGGTTACTTTTCTAGTAAACTTTGGTGACTTAGCAAAGGAAGATGCTATAGGATTAAAGACAAGATCAAAAGGAGAAATCCTTTTTAGTTTAGGACCATTGTAAGTAGTAATAATTTCTTCCGTAATAGGATCTACATGTGAGTCATTAACATACATAACCTCACCAAAAGAATTACCATAGTCAATATAGTCATAAACAAGTAAGCTAACCTCTTCTCTAAACCTAGACTCTTTCAGTTTAGTCTTCATGTAAGCTTCAATAGCTTTGCGTTTTTTCATGGTAGTAGCTTCTT